GTCAAATGTGCGAATGAAAATTTGCAATTGCGAGCCGCCCGGGCCAGTCAATTCTGTCTTGTCGCCGAACTCCCGGCGCCGCTTGGCTTTGATGAGTGTTTGCAGTAAGGAGTCCGAATACTGAACCTCTTCTGCCATCAATTCGCCTTGGTAGTAAATGCCCTTTGGGATGCCGGTGACCGCGCGCCGATAAACTTCGGCTTCAATTTTGTCGGCCACTTGCTCGGCCACTTCGCGAAGTGAATCTTCAAATTCAATGCAGTCCTGCGCAAATTTATCGACCTGTGTAACGCTGACTCCGACGGCCTTTGCCGCAGTGGCTTTCAAGCCGTGAAGCGCGTAGTGGTCGAGAAACGGTTGAACCCAGTTTGGCATCAGTGCATTCATTCGCGAAGGGTAGTGGGCTGTGTTCAAAAAAGTCAAGTAGTTTTTTGCCAGTAGGGGGTACGGGGTCAGGAGCAAATGGTATTGCTTTTATAGCGTTTTGGCCGTGGGCTGGTGGGGAAGTGGGGAAATGTAAAATTAAAAAGAATGAGTTTGTGTTTCAAAAACATACGCCCGACTCCACCGGGTACGGGGGGTGAACCGACCCGCCGACGGCCCGGCCCGCGAACCGTAAGCCAACCGACGCGCGCCCGTTCTTGTTTGCTCATGGCTCCCGACGCGCGCACCTTTATCCCTGCGCCGACGGAGAATTGGAAACTACCAAAAAGCAACATGACAAGCTGGCTGATGTTGTCGTTGCTCGCTATCGTCGCGCCAAAGACTATCGCGATAATTACATCGTGCATCAAGGCGTCAGCTATTCGCAGATGCTCGCCCGGGCGCAGATGCAATACCGCCGCGAGTACACTGCCGACGACAAAGCCGCGATGACAAACAGCTTTGGTTTTTGTCCGACGCGATATCTCGGCATCGTACAGCAAAAAGTCAATGCAACGGTAGCATGGTCGAACGACCTTATCGTGAACAACCTCGACTCCCTTTTCACTGTCAATCCATCACCGGAACCGGAGCTGGATAAAGGCAGTCTTGACCGTATTCGTCGCGGCGTGAAAGAAGAGTTGGTCAAGAAAATGCTAGATGCCGGCGTGGCCGACCCTGCACTTTTGACAGATATCAAAGGCAAGCCGGCGCAACGGATTGAAGACTTTTTGTACGAGCGCGTTCGTGCGCTGCATAAAGTCGAACGCTCTCGCATCGTGAGTTTGGCCAGCGATTCAGCCCAAATTGCACAAACAAAAATGCGTGACGTGATGGTGCAAGGCCAGTTCCGTCAGGCTTACAGCAACTACTGCTTCGACCGTACCCTCACCGGTATCGGCGTCATTAAATTTCCTGATTGGCAACGCCGCGCCGTGCTGAAACACAGCGGCAAGAAAGCCAAGGTCGAGTGGAAAACGCTCCCTTGGTTTCGTCACGTCCGCACCGTGGATTTTTTCCCGATTGCTGATGCCGTCGATTACCAGACCAACACCGGTAACACGGAATACACCTACATCACCAAGGCCGAGCTTATCGGCATGGCGCGACAAGACCACTACTTCGGTCGCGAAATCGAAAAGATACTGGAAGAATTTGCTCGTCGTAGCCGCAACTGGCTCGATGCCGACAAGCCCGGAGACGACCGTGAAGTATGGTGGGATTTGGATGCGACAATCCCATTATTAATCCATGAGGGTTTTTTCACTGGCGGCGAACTTGCCGAATACGGTGTAACGGGGCTGGACGAGCTGGATTACGTGTCGGCGCGTCTGGAAGTCTGTGGCGGTCGTACCATCCGCTGCCAATTACTGCGGATGCCCGGGGGCGCCGACCGTTCCTATTTCGCTGCACCATTTACCAAAATCGGCGATAACTTGCTCGATGCTATTGGCATGGGTGCAACGCTTTGGGATAGCGAGCAGCGTGTCAACGTGTTGATGCATCTGTTCGAGCATAACGTGGACTGGGCCGCACGCCCACCGCGTCTGGTCAACCCATCGACGTTCGAGAATCCCGGCGACGCCCACAACATCGTACCCGGCGGGCAGTACAACGTCGAAGACCGCTTTGCAACGTCAGGCTCGATGCCTGAGCCTATCCGCAATATCAACACTGTCTCTGCCCAGTACCACCTGATTATGACTCAGGTGGCCGCTGTGTTGCGTCAGGCAGACGAAGATTGCGGTATCCCGGCCTTCGCGTACGGTGCGCAGGACTTCGGACGCAGCTCGCTGGGTGAATACAGTCAGCGGATGTCGAACGCCCTACGCACCATCAAACAGGCAGCGCTCAACGAAGACACGTTCTTTATCGAACCGGCTTTTACCGGGTTGTTCAACCATTTGATGCAAACCGAAGATGGTCTGGCCGAAGGGCAAGACGTCGGCGTGTTGGTGCGCGGCATGACCGGGCTGTTGAAGGAAGACGAACGCCGTCAGCGTGAAGCCGCTGTTATGGGCTTCGTCGCACAAGGTGCGCAAACAGGTATTGTACCGGAGCAGGCAGTGAAGTATGCTGTTCGGAGATTGCTCGAACAGGCTGGATTCCCTGTTGACGCCCTCGGCTTATCAGACCCAGTGATTGAAACAGCCCTCGCCGTCGCCGCCAGTCAGCCGCTTAATGGTGCGATTCCGGGTGGGCCTCAAGTGCCTCAACTGGACGGTCGCAGCAATGTACCGGCAGCGAACGTGGCATCGCCAGCAGGCGTATCGCAAGTTTCTATTCCGGGAGTATCAGGTTGAAAACCTTCATATCACCAGTCAATGGCTTACAGGTTTCATTTCGCGATGATATCCAGCACTGCGCTCCTTTTTGCCAATCGCTTGAAATCAATCCGAACCCGAATCCGAATATCACCTGCGGGCAGTTGCAAAACCAAGGAGTTGAATCGTGGCCAGCTGTCTTTACAGTTGAGCTTGGTACCGACACCGGCAACGTCGATTTCGCTTTCAATGCATTCACTGCCCCTGACAAATTTATTGTCGAATGGGATGGCGTTGAGGTTATCAATACAGGCTATCGCGGCTCGTCTTCCCAAGGTGCTTTGGACGCTCGCTTAGCCTACAACGGCGCGGCATCGGAGCCGATTGCAGGGGTGGGTGCGGGCACTGCCAGTTTCAATAAAACGACTGCATTGCCAAGCACTGCAACGGTGACTGTCTGGGCGCCGGGCGCTCCCGGCAGCACGATATGGAATTTTCAATTAGATTGCCCTGAACCCGTGGAAGAAGATGAAGTCTAAAAGGAGCGTGACATGAGTATCGTAATCACGGGGCGCACAGTCAAAGTGAATGACGCGCTTTATCACGTCGGTTTTCGTACGTGGGGTACGGTCGAAGGATTTGACGTAGGCGCTGCGAAGCTGCGTATTTCAGGTCAGAACAATCAATCGAGGCTCATTTATGTGCAGAATAACGGCATTGTCAACGGCAATCGCGTTATCTACTGGCACGAACCTTTGGTGTTGGACGTTCCTTACCAAAACGTCTCTAAATATCAAGCTATTCTCGATGCCGTCGTGGGGGAATTCCCAACATGAAACGTAATTTCTTAATCGACAAAGACACGGTATCAGGTACCTCTGACCCCTTTGAAATCGACTCCCAAGTGACAGTAATGGCATTAGGCCTTGAGCCTCTTGATACTGTCACTTTTTCTATTGTGCAGTTGAGCGACCCGGCGCGAGTTTCGTGCGAATGCCCCCCTGCTGCCGTGGTATTTCCTTCCATTATTGACGACATCCCGTTGACTTGCTGTGGCGAGCCAATCACGTTGTCGCGCGAACGCCCATACGTGATTCTTGATTCGCCGCAAGGCGCAAAAATTCGCGCCACGCTCAACACCAATGCGCCGCCTGATACGCAATTTGTGTTTTACACAATCACCAACACCCAAAACGTCAACGACCGCATGCGCGGTTGTCCTTGCGAGGAACAAGCATGAGCGCACCAGTAATTTTATTCGATAGCAGTTCGGTCGAACTCGAATCAAAAGTTTTTGAAATCAAAAAACAGTTGACGATTCGGGCCATCGGTTTACAGCCGGGTGACTACATTACCTTTGAAGCGCTGAGCGTTACTGCCGGCGCACGTTCGTCTGTTTGCGGTTGCTTCATTCGTGAAGCCACAGGCGGCGCAATCGCAGGATTGGTCGAGCTGCAATGTCCAACTTGTGAAAGCGATACGCCACAACCAGTACGCTTGACCGAACGCAATCCAATTGTGATTTTGGACTCACCGCAGGATTCTTTACTCCGGGCGCTGTATCACGGTGACGGCGTGGATTTGCAGACGGTACTCGTCACGGCACAAGAAACCGAAACCGAAGATTTGACGGACTCTATGCGGGGTTGTCCACCTGTCTGCTGCGAAGACGAACCGCAAACTTGGGTTGAAACAGGCCCGCGTCGTTGCTCTGAATTGGGCTACGAAGCTCAAGAAATTAGCAACTGTGGTAACTATCGCTGGACAGTGTTGGAACCTGCTGTCTGGGTTGATAACGGCATTACGCGCTGCTCCGAAGACGGCTATGAAACTCAACAAGTCAATCAATGCGGTTTGATTCGCTGGACAGTACAAGGCCCAGCAGTTTGGACGGCCAACGGTATCACTCGCTGCAATGGCGGCAATGAAGAAGCACAGGAAGTCAACCAGTGCGGCATCATTCGTTGGACAGTGACCGGCGTTTTGACGTGGACGGCCAATGGCGTTACTCGCTGCAATGCAGGTAACTTTGAAGTTCAAGAAGTCAATGCTTGTGCCGGTCTTCGCTGGACAGTCGTTGGCCCCATTACTTGGACTGCCAACGGCACTACTCGCTGTAACGGCGCCAATGTTGAAAACCAAGAAGTCAACCAGTGCGGCGATATTCGCTGGACTGCGGTTGGCCCTGCTACTTGGAATGAAAATGGCAACTTCCGTTGCTTTGGTGGTAACTACCAAGCCCAAGAAGTCAGTTCGTGTGGCGATACTCGTTGGACGACGATTGCTGCGGTGACATGGACGCCTACTGGCCTGACACAATGCATCGGCGGCTTCGTAAGCAATCAGGAAGAAAATCAATGCGGCAATTTGCGGTATGTCGCTACGATTGAAGCCTGCGCTACCGATGCTATCGTGGCATTGCCGTCAAACGTCGTGCCGGCAACGACCGAAGACTGCGAAATTCCGACAACCATTTATGGGATTCGCGATGCATTACTGGGTTCGCCAGACGGCTTTATCAATATCGGCAATAATGTCGTTCCGTATTACGGAGTAGGCGACTGCTGCACGTTGCCATCTACGATTCTGCCTGCGCGCGCTCCCGGTTTTGATAACGATTGCACGTTGCCGATGGCCACTTACGGTGGCGAAGAAAATCTGCTTGGTCGTCCGCTGGGCTTCATCAATTATGGCGGGTACATTATTCCGTACTACGGCTTTAATACGTGCGGTGGTGAAATCACTCCGCAAACCACAGATAGTTGTGTAATTCCTTTGAACGTAATTAATCGCCGCGACAACTTGATGGGCGAACCTCTCGGGTTCATGGATGTCAACGGCTACATCATTCCTTACTACGCAACTGAAAGCTGCGAATAATTTAATTCAGGAGTTTCATCATGTCTAATCAAGTACCTATTATCTGTAAAGACGGCAAACTGCAACCGATGGAAGCAGGCGACACCATCAACTGCTCCTATCTCGATGATTGTGGCGGCGGTGGCGGCGGCGGCAGCGGCCTGCCGCCCGGTGGCACTCAAGGTCAACCTTTGCGTAAAACGTCAGGCGTCGATGGCGCCGCTGATTGGGATACTCTCTGGTACGTTGACCCAACGACCAAGGGTTTTCGCAGTGGCGCGCTTCCTGTGCAAGCAGACGGCGCTGATGTTCCATTGTTTCAAGCGCAAAACATCAACAACTCAAGCGGCCCTGACCTGATTCAACGCGCTGAGTTCGACAGTGATTTCAACTGGCGCACAACCCGCGATGGCAATGGCGATACGGAGCCAGTATCGACGCAATCTGGCTACGGTAATACGCAGTCTGGTTTCGGCGTAATCCAATCGGGCAGCTACAATACTCAATCGGGTAAAGAGAATGCGCAAAACGCTTCTTTTGGTTGTTTGCAAGCCGGCCAAAACAATACCCAATCCGGTGCATACAGTGGTCAAATCGGCATCACGAATACGCAAACGTCTGCCAACTTTTCATTCCAGTACGGTAGCACCAACACTCAAAACGGTGCTGTGCGCAGTATTCAAGGTGGCGATAACAACAACCAAACTGGTTACTACAACTATCAGCAAGGTCAAACTTCGATTCAAAATACCAGTCACAGTTTTCAACAGGCACATGAAAGCAATCAGCTTGGTGAATATAACTTTCAATTCGGTCATACGAATACTCAAAGCGCATACACCAGCAACGTTTTTCAAGCAGGCAGTGACAACGTTCAAGGCGGGCAAAATAACACTCAATTTGGTGCCAACAATAACCAGTTGAATACCTACAATTTTCAAGCCGGTCACAGTTTGACTCAAACGAATACTGCATCTGCAAGTGCGCAATTCGGTGAAACCAACAGCCAAGCAGCTATACACTCTTTGCAAACTGGTCAATCAAATACGCAAAGTGGTTACTGGAATGTGCAAGGCGGTCACCAAAATACGCAGTCGGGTAACTACGGTGCGCAGTTTGGTTTCTCGCACGTCATGGCGGGTAAAGGGAGCTTCCAAGCAGGTTTAGTCCTTGATGATGGCGGCGCACACTTGGCTATCATGTTCGGGGATTCAAAGACTGCAACCGCTGGAAGCCGCGTGTATTGCGCAGTCGATAACGGTATCTGGATTCGCCCTGTTGCTTCTGCTCCTGTTTCTTTGGAAGCAGGCGTTATCTGGTACGACAGTGTTAGCAATAAACTGAAATTTCACAATGGTACGACGACGGAGACTGTCACCAGTGCGTAATTTTCATGTCAACAGCAGTCTTCCGCGTAGCGGTAGCGAATTGATGCAAGCACTTCTGGCTCAACACCCAGAAGTGTATGCATCGGCAACGAGTCCGTTGCTTGAATATCAGTTTGCTGCGCATGGTAATTTCACAATGGCCGAAGTAAAAAGCCAAGAACCTAAAGGCATGCATAATGCTTTTGTAAATTTTTGTCGTTATGGAACTCGCGGCTATTATGAAGCGCTCACTGACAAACCAACGGTAGTGGATAAAAGCCGTGGGTGGATTCAGTATGCTGAAAATCTTTGGGCCATGTACCCAGATGCAAAAATTATTGCAATGGTGCGTGACCCCGAAGATATCGTGAAAAGTCTTGAGCGTATCTATCAAGAGTTTAATGGGCATCCTGAAACTCGTCACTTGCCAAATACCGCAGCTCAACGTCGCGCGTTTTGGTTGCATCCAGATTCAAAACCGTTGGGGCTTGCTCTGACTCGTTTCAAAGAACGTCGTGCAAAAGGAAACGATAGCCGCATTGCGTATGTCGATTACAATGCGTTGTGCAGCAACCCAGTTGACATGATGCAAAATGTTTTTGCGCATTTGGAATTGGAAAGTTATACCATCGACCCGGAACATGTAGTAAAAGCAGTGGCAGAAGATGACAGCCACTTTGGTATTTTTGGCCGTCACAAGCTGCGCCCCGTTGTCAGCGCTTCACATTTAATCTAAAGGAATACGGACATGGCAGAACAGAACCCTATTAAATGCGCAGGCGGTCAATACCGTCCGTTCGCTCCGGGGGATACGTTAGTACCCGGTATCGCACCTGTTATTGTCGGAGACGGCATTACAGGCGACGGCACGCTGGATAATCCTTTGATTGTATTGCCGCAAAATCTGAACATGGCAGTTGAAGACACTTCTAGCGTTGATTTGGAATTACTGGGTAATTTGCTTCGTGCAAACGTCCGTATTTCAGGCGACGCAAACAATTGTCTAGAACTTCGTGCTGACGGCCTGTATATGGCATGCGCAGGTTCAGGAGAAGCTCCTGCTACAGCAACAACTATTGCTATTAGCGCAGTAACTTCATCGGTACAAGAAGGCACAGCAGCTCAATATCGCTTGACACTTGATATTCCAGACCTTGTTGATATTGACGTAAATATTGCCTATTCCGGTTCGGAAGAAACTGCACATCCGGGTAGTTACCCTGATGAAATTGTAACAATTCCAGCAGGTAATTTGACTTATACATTTACTAAGGCAACAGTTGTTGATGCGTTGACGGAATCTACTCTTGTATTAACCGCAACAATTACTACAACTGACCATACTCCTGCACTTACAATTACTACTCCTTCTGCCAATGTCAATATTACTGATACTCAGGCTCTTGCCGGCATAATTGATGACGGTGAAGGGGTTTCAGGATGTAACGCAGGCGATAACGGCCCTCAAGAGTTTTCAACTTGCAATAATGTTGTACCTTCTGGCGGCGTTGCACCTTACACTTATGCATGGAGTGTACCGGGTACCATCACTAGCGGGCAGGGAACGCCTACTATTTGCTGGGAAAAACATAGCCCGAGGCCGATGTTTGTTAATGGCCCTGTAGCTGTAACAATCACGGATGCGAACGGAGTTATCTATATCACGTCAATTAGCTATGAATTGCAAATCGGCGGTCTTTGCGTTTAATCAGGCGGCTACTCCCCTTCGGGGGAGTAGCCAAATTTCTTAAAGGAAAAGGTAATGGCCGATGATAATTTGCAGTTACCTCCGACGGATGTAACGCCTGAGCAGCTGTATATTTTGATGCAAACATTAAACACAAAACTTGGAATGGTAATCAGGGAACAAACAGTAGCATCAGACCGCATGACAGCGATGGAAGCGGACGTAAAAGAAATTAGCGATGCGTGGCATGCAGTCAGTTTTTTGTCAAAAGCAATCAAGTTTCTTGCTGCTCTTGGTGGTGCCGGTTTAGTGCTTTATAGTTTGTGGGAATTGTTTTTACAAATCGTCAGGGGGAAGGGATGAAACTAATTGAAAATTGGCGCCAAGGGTGGACATTTTATACCACTTGGTTTTTTGCATTCATGCTGTTGTGGCCTGATATCTATCAAGCGGCGCAAGCTATCGGTATTTTTGATGATGTTTCGACTTCAACTACCGAACGCATGACTTACCGTATCATGGCTGTAACAGGATTGGCTTTGCGTTTTATCAAACAATCAAAGCCGGAGAAGACCAATGAGCCTGACAAGAGCTGACTTTGAACAAGCTGCTAAAAAACTTGGTTGCCAAGTTGCTGCCATCATGGCCGTGGCCGATGTCGAGGCGCCTCGCGGCGGCTTCGATAAGTCGGGCAAACCGGCAATTCTCTTTGAAGCTCATAAATTCAGCAAACACACCAGTCATCGTTATGATTCGGTCTATCCTGATATCAGCTCTCGTTCTTGGAATCGCAAACTCTACGCCAGCGATAATGCGGGTGAACACGCCCGTCTTGAGAAAGCATCAACACTCAACCGGGAAGCGGCGCTTAAATCCGCATCGTGGGGCAAGTTTCAGATACTAGGCGAAAATTGGAAACAGTGCGGTAGTACATCCCTTCAAGGTTTTATCAACTCGGTATATCACTCCGAGTATGCGCAACTGGGATTGTTCGTGAATTACATCATGTCCGATATCAGGTTGCTCAAAGCGATTCAAAATTTGGCATGGTCAACTTTTGCACGCATCTACAACGGGCCTGCTTACGCAGAAAATAAATACGATGTCAAAATGGCAGCGGCTTTCAGGAAATTCTCATAATGCCAATCTGGGCTTGGAAATGGATAGCAATGGCAGTACTCGCCGGGTGGGCTTCTTACGCTACCTATCAATGGATTTCGATTTCGTCCACGGCGCCGCTTATCTGCGATAAAAGCGTTTTGGAAGGGCAAGTCAATCAATTAACAGCTGACTTGGCAGCACAGAAAGAAGAAACGCTGGCAGCAGACGAACGTGTTAAAGCAGGCGACAAAGCAATGGCTCAGGTCGCCAAAACCTTCTCCAACATCAAGGGGCAACTCGGTGAAATTTATATTGATACTTGCACTGGCACTTTCCCTGCCCGCGTGCAAAATGGGCTTAACCAAGCCGTCGAAGCCGCAAACAGTCGTGGTGAGTTGCCGCCAGCCGGCAACTAAAGACGCTGAACCAGCGCCAGTTTCAACGGTGCAAGAATGGGTTGAGAAGGGGCCAGCATGGGCTGGCGACCTTCTTGACTTGTTGACACAGGAGCGTAATTATAGGACGCTCGAACAAGAATGTTATTCATCCGCTTCTAAAAGGAATTCCAAATGAACAAGGCTTTCAATTCCACTCCGCACAAGGCAATGAAAGGTAGCGGTCAATCCACTTCCAAAACCGTCGGTCATAACGGTAATACTGCACGTGCTAACGCCATGAAACCGGCGCCGCTGACCAGTCGTTGTGCCAGCTGCGGTAAGAAAAAATGACCCCGGAACAAATCATTTCTGAAATTCGCAAGGAGCTTGCAGTCAACGATAGGTTGACCAAGCTCCTGACCGATTACGCAACGCACTTTGCAAATAGCGCGTTGCGTGTTTCTTACAAAGTCAATGATGCAGCCATATTAATTCGCCAATCAGGAATGGCCGAAGGCGCGGAACAATTTGTAAAAGAAATCACCAAGCCACCCACTGCCGCTTCCAAAACCTAAAGGGAATTGGAACCGGCTAGACCCACTTGCTAAGGAAATTACACCATGCCAACCCCACTTGAAATTGCTGCAAAAGCTCGCGAAGACCGCAAACTGCGTCAGGCCGGATTCAATCCAGACGGTACAAGGATTGAAGGTCTGGATGACGACCAAAATGCCAACCCAAATGCCAACGCCAATCTCGGTGACGATGATGACGATGACAAAGGTGGCAATAAGCCCCCTGTCAAAACTGCACGTGAAATCGAATTGGAATCCCAACTTGCTGCCGTGCAAGGCAGGGTCGGCCCTTCTCAGCAACAAGCAGACGAATACCGTCGCTTGCTGACAGTCGAGCAAGAGGCTCGTCGGGCCGAAGCCAAACAACGTGATGAAGAAATTAAAGCGCTTCGGGAAGACCTCGAAAAGCGCAACACGTCTATCAATATCGAAGAAATCCTGACGGAAGAGGAACGCGCCGACCTCGACCCGAACATGCTTAAAACGGTGGCCAAGCTGGCTGATGCCATTGCCCAGCGCCGCGCACCGAAGGTGGATACCCGCGCTGAGACGTTACGCATTCTTGCTGAACGCGACGCTCAAAATGTGGTAGATTATCGCCAACGTGTGCTGACCGACCCAACCCGGGGTCTGCACCAACTTGGCACATTAGCTTACGACCCGGCCTTCGTGGCATGGTCGGAAGATGAAGACAATGACGTAAATAGCGTGGTTACTTCGCTACTCAATGCAAAGAGTACCGAAGAGGTTGACCGTTACGCACGAATCGTCGCCAAGCGTATTGTGAAATTTAAGGAGCATAAAGCAGCTCCACAACAGCACGCTGATGTTAAGCCTGCTCTTGGTAATCACATGCGCCGTGAAGCTGCTCCGAAACTCACTGACGAGCAGGTCAACCAAAAATTAGCGCAAGCTAAACAACTAGCTCGTTCGTCTTCTCCTGCTGACCAGAAGAAAGCGAAAGAACTTTTAGCCGAAATCTCATAAAGGAATTACGTCATGGCACGAAATCAATCCGCAGCAGGTTATGAAAGCGTCGCAGGCTCGTTATGGGCGCCGCCAAAAATCGCAGCAAAAATCGTTTACAACTATCACCTTTGCTCAATCACTCCGTTGATTGCCAAATCAGACTTTCTCAGCGATGACGATTTGTTCTGTGGCGGCAAAGTCATCTACGGTGTTGAGCAAGACCTCAACATGTTTGGTAGCGATACCGACAACAACGAAGACCCTGAAACGCTCAGCGGCCCGGGTATCGAATCCGCGTCCATGACCGTTTGCCAGTCGAAAAAATTTGAATGGAAAATTTCCAATCAAGACAAACGCCTGATGTGCAGCAACTACGACAAGTGGGAAGCCAATCTGCGTCGCCAAATCAGCAAGAACATCACCAAGCTGATTGATGCATATTCCATCCCAAAAATCATCGCGTCGGCTCACCCTGACAACGTTGGTTTGAATGCCGGCATGTTGACCCACAGCACCAGTTTGGGTGAACAAGGTGCAGGCGCACTCAACGGTAATACGTTGGCTGGTTTTGAAGACATGATTCTGGCTCTGCGTCTGGTGGCTCAAGAAGCAGGCATGATGTGTGGTGAAGGTGAAATTCCGGGTGAAGGCGAGTCTGCCAAACCTGTCATCCTCATTCCATTGCAGCTGGAAAAATGGGCGCTCAAACTGATTAAAGCATTCGGTCAAGGTTGTTGCAGTGAAACTGCTGCATTCCGCGAAGGTATGCTCGGCTCGGTGTACGGCTTCCAACTGGTATCGACACGTTGGCTGATTCCGCGTAACTTCGGCGTCTCCGGTGTCCTTGCCCCGGTCGTTCTGGTTGACCCCAACCAAGTGCTTCACGCTTTCGATGTCGTCACTAACAAGTGGTGGGAAGGCAAGTTTGAAGACTATCTGGTCGGTGAGTTTGTCTGGGATACTCACGTCTTCAACCCACACGGCGTTGCCGTCGCAATTTCCAAAGTTTAAGGAGCAATATCATGGCACGTACTGCAAAAGCAGCAGATAATTTACAGGTGTTTCGCGGCTCGTTCGCAAAACCTGATGTCTTCGCTCTCAATGCCGGTGACGGTTGTTGCGGCCCTGCCGCAGCGTTGAGTGACTACGACCGCCTCGGCGACCGTGTTCATTTCGACAACGCACTGGCTCACTCCAACCCGACTGGCGCAAACGACAAATATCGTTTCCCTGACGGCAATGGTTTCGGCAACCAACGCCAAGCAATCCTTGACCACATCAATGCCAATGGCGTCGGTGCATCAATCTCGGTATTGCTGGTTCCTACCTTCGCATTCGTGACCGGTCTGGTCATCAAAACGATTGCCGAAGAAACGGGCCTGACGTTCGATGTCGTTTCCCGCAACGGCTTGACCTTGCCCAACGACAGTGAACGTACTGTCGTAATTACGGCAGGTGCCAGCGGTTGTGGTGTTACCCGCACTCAAACCGTCGGCGACGGTGACCCTTCGATTTATGAAGGCGTTGGCGCTCTCGGTGCAAGTGATTTGGCTGAATACCGCATTGGCCGTGGTAACGAGTTTTCGTTGGAAGCCGACGAAATCATGCTCGTAGTAGCAACCATGCCAGCTGGCGGCGTCGTGGTCGGTGACTTTGACCTCGAACTGGCAGTGTCGTATGATGTCATCAAGCGCTGCGACGAACCAGTCTAAGCGTCAGGTGTCAAAGTAAATCCCCCGGCTTAGGCCGGGGGATTTTGATAAATGGAAATTTCCCCAAGGAATTCATTATGTCTCAAGCACGCAAAGTTCTTTCTGTTACAAGCCGTGTCAACGGTCTTCAAGTTGACATCCCACCTGATGCCGCAGGCGTCATCAACCGCTTTCAGTCGAAAGGCGACAATGAATTGATTTTCAACAAGCCCAATGCACGCGGCGCCGTTGAAAAGCCAATGATTGTGGAAAGCGAATCCACTGAATCGAGTCTTGCTTAAATGTTGTCAACCCTACGGTACAGCCCGGTCAACTGGCTGATTATTGATTGGGGTTTCAACGGGCAATCCTTCGGGGAGTGCGGCCTTCCATCGCCTGCTCCTTGCGAAGAGCCAGCAGAAGATTCACCTGCACCTTGCAGGGCTTTACCGATTCAAGAAGCGATTGATACCTACGACTGGGCGCGTTGGCTTCCAGAAGTCATTGTCGGTATCGAAGACCCGGACGAAGATATCGCGGCCAACTACGTGCGCGAAGCTGCTATCGAATTCTGTCGCTCGGGTCGTGTGTTACAGCGGGAAGTGGTAGTCGAACTTCAATACGGAGTGAAGACCTACCCAGTATTCCCTTATGATGGGGAAGCAATTGTAGGGGTTATCGGCGTGAAGTTGGATGCCGGTAGCCCCTGCACTTGTTCTGGCGCCGCAGGTACCTACGAAGGTATTGACTGGCAGCTGGATACTGCACGCAATGAATTAACGTTGCACAACGCTCCGCGCTCAGGCCTGTTCAAATTATTGGTATGGTCAGCGCCGACCGAAGATGCTTGCCGCCATGATGTCTTTTTATACGACCGGTTTCGTAGCGACATTACTGTTGGCGCACGAATCAAGTATGTCAGTGCAATGCATTTCCGCGACCGCGCGTTGGTCAATTCCCTGCCGCCAATCGACGTATTTTCTCGTTCGATGTTGCTGGCAAAAAATAAAGCAGTTCGCACTGCAAGCTCTTCTAAATCACAACCGGGTTCAGGCATGTGGAATAGGCATTCATCGCCTTCCTATCGGCATCGGAGATAAACAATGACGCTCAATGATTGGCTCCGCACCATCGCCGCCGTGTTAAACGATGATGAGCCGGGGCGTCCTTTCCAACGCTATCTGGTCAAAGACCTTCTCGCCGCGTACAACGCGGCACTTTGCCTTGTTGCACGGTATCGGGCCGACCTCTTTACCGAGCTGCGCGTCATCCATTTGAAAGCAGGCAAATACCAAGATGCTCGCGGTTGCTGCTCGAAGGTACTGGACGTTCTTGACCAGACCGATGCCAACGGCAATGTGATTCACGAAATAAATAACGCACGTGCAACGACGACAACTGCGCGACGCAATTGGAAAAAACCAAGTTGCTTGGCACAAGGCGCCAACGACTACATAATCAATACGGTTCGCCTCGACCCAAATCTCGATGGCCGCTTTACCGTGACCCCGCCAGTACCTTGCGAGGTTGCAGCATTCGTCATGGTCAAGTGCGTTGAGCAACCTTGCGATTACACCGCAGCCATGCTCAACATGCCTTTACAAAATGATTGCATTCACAACGTTGCGTCATGGCATTATGTGCTGGCCACCATGTTGTCTGGCGACCGCCACGACAACGGCGCCAGTAAAGACCAGTCGTATCATTACCGCATGTTTTTCGATATTCTGGGCATCGTGCAAAAGCAAGATGACCGCGCTGAAAGTAAGGAGCAAGCCACATGAGTTGCAAACCCGGTGAAGACTGCGCTCCATGCCAAGATTGCCCGCCTGCGCCAGCGCCCGTTTTACCACGGTGCGATGTTGCATTGATTGACGGTGTTTACGCCAATGCGACAGTCACCGTTGAAAACGGCTGTATTGTCCTCGTCGTAGCAGGCGAGCCTTTTCTGTATCAGCCAGACGCCTGTTGCGCGTCAGGCAGTGGCGGTAGCGGTGGCGACGGCTTGGACGGCGACCCCGGCCCGCCGGGTGCCGCCGGCACGATTGCGATTGGTACGGTATCGACTACTGCGCCGGGTACTCCTGCGACAGTGGTAAACGTCGGCACGCCAAACAATGCGATTCTCAATATCACGATTCCGCGCGGCGACCCGGGCGTCGATGGCGCAGGCCCGACTGGCATTACTGACGATACGGCAGGAATTGAAATCGTCAACGGGTCGATTCAATCACTGCCGGTCACATGGCCCCCCGTGTTGAATGTCGTGGTCGCTCCCATTGCGGTACCGGGTATTTCACTGAGCATGGTCAAAGACCCGTTGACGGGTCAGCTGAATGTCATTCTGGATATGGATGCCTTTTATCTGCAACTGCAAACGTACATCAACGACCAGATTGCAGCAGCCATTGCCCCAATCCAAAGTCAAATCACCACCATTCAAACTGATTGCTGCTAATGGCCTCGGTTACTTTCAAACAATTCGGCGGCTCTCAACCACGGCTTGCGCCGCACTTGCTGGCGGCTTCGATTGCGTCAGAAGCGCGCGATTGCAAGTTGTGGCACGGCACCTTGGAGTCATGGCGTGAGCCTTTATTTATTCGTGAAGCGCCAGTTGGCACTAATACTATTTTTCTGTTTGACTGTTGCTGGCTTGAGTTTTCTGGTTGCGTTGATATTGCTCAAGGGCCAGTCAACTGCCGGAAAATCTTCACGACTGGCGACCAGCCTTGGCCCGCTGTTGTTACGTTTAGCGCGGAAGATTGCACCCCAACGGTAAAACGTCTCGGCATTCCGTGCGCTGATAAAGCGCCTTCGATTTTAGTCGGCGCCGATACCGGCGTTGCAAAAGATACCGAAGGGCGCAGCTACGCCTACCAATATGCCAATGACGAAGGCCATAAAGGCTCGCTGTCAAAAGCAACCGAATCGCAGCTGATTAAAGACGGTCAATCGGTCGTGATTTCTGGCTGGGAAATTCCTGACCCATCGTGGGATGTCACGAAGGTTTTGATTTACCGTACGGTAGCAGGCCATCAATCAGGTCGCGAAACTGGCAACCTTTTCGACACGACATGGATGCTGGTAGGCGAAGCTGCTATCGGCGCAGTGTCATTTCTCGATGCCAAGTACAACGATGATTTACAGGAAGCTGTCGAAGAAGATATCGCCGACCCGCCGCCTGAAAATTTACGCGGCATTATTCACATTGCTAGTATCAATGCACTGGCTGGCTTCGTCGGCAACCGTGTGTATTTTTCCGAAAATAACAGCTATCACCAGTGGCCCTATTTTCTTGACCTTGACGACCAAGTATGTGCGTTGACGGAAAGCAATGGCGTCGTGTATGCCGCGACCGACGGTGCGCCTTACAGTATCTCCGGCGCAGTCGATTGCAAAAATGCCGGATGCCGCGAGGCCGTCCGCGCACCGAAACCATACCCGATGGTCGGTTGTGGCAATCGTCGTTTAGCAGCGTTACCGGAAGGCGCAGTTTATCCAAGCCATGAGGGTTTGATTCTACTGTCTGGCCGCAGTGCGCCGACGATTTTGACGCACCCGCTGTACGCCCCGGACGACTGGCAGAAGATGGCGCCTGAAAGCGTCCTGCCGGTCGCCAGCGGCGGCAAGCTATTCGTCTTTGCCCGTCGCAACGCTTTCGTCCTGACCCTGCCCAACGGCCCTGAAAATGGCTGGGCTTTGGACACGCACAGCACTCTGTCAGATACCGACGTGAAGGATGCTGTGGTGAGCCGTACGGGCGACTTCTACCTTCTAAAAAATACCTCGGTTGTCCAATGGGATAGGGGAGCGACGTTGCGGCCTCACCATTGGGTTTCTGCCGAGGTTGTTACGGCGGCGCCACTCGGCTTCGCCGCAGCTAAAATCTTCCACTCTGGCGCAGCTGAAAATGTCACGATTACGGTAGATGGCCGGGAAGTCCTGAATCGGCCTGTACTGATGCCGAAGCCTTTCCGGGTGCCTCAGTGGGCCTTCGGAAGCCGCTGGCGTGTTACGCTTGACGGCACTGCCAAAGTGAGCCTTTTCACCTTGGCCACATCCATGAGCGAATTAGGAGCTTAAATGTTCAAAGTCATTCAACCACCGGCAGATGAAGTTGCACTGGCTGAAACCGGCAAGAAAATCATCGCCGCTGCCATTGAGCTTGGGCTGAAACCCGATACACAGGGCTTTTTGATGGCTTGGATTAATGGTACCCGGATTGCGGTTGAAGAGGACAGCGCCGGCAAAATCATCGGTCTGGCCTTGATTGCCCTCGGCAAGCGGTGGGTTCAGAACGATTTCACTGCCACCATCCTCGACCTTCGCGGAGAAAACCAAAAGGGCATGCTAGAATTCGTTCATCAAATCTGTGCTGTCTTGGGCGTGACTTCGCTGTTCTATCAACCTGACGGTGCCGTTGAAGAAAATGGCCAACTGGTGCATCGCGTGTTGGAGTTCAAATTGCAATAAAGGTGAGATATGGCTAGTAGCTTGAAGTGCGTCACCAATGCTGGCTACCAATCTGCTGCAAGTCAGCAAGCCTCGGCTATCTTAAAGCAGGCCACGGTCGATGCCGCTATTCAAGTGGCCGTCGCTTTGTGGCAACGCAATTCCAGCAAATCTATCGCCAACATGCAGCGTGAACTTGCCGACGAGCAAGTTCAATTAGCTGAGCAAGTACAGGCGCACGCAATTTTATTCTGGCCAGAAGAAAAAGAACTGGTCGATGATGCCTTTGCTATTACAAAGGTCGTGACCAACTACGTCGGATTGACTGGCGCATGGGGTCAAATTGTTACCGAGGCCGAAGCCACTGGCCGGAATATCTGGATTGATGCAGCTCGCAAACAATGCTTTGCTCCGAGTCGCTGCGAAGATGCACGTTGGCAGCGTAACGAGCAATTAATCAAAGCCGACATGCAAGGTTATGCTTCACGTCAAGACGAAGCGCGCACTCAAATTTTGAATGACCTGCGCTACGAAAAACAACTCGCTGTACTCGGCCTTGGCCGGGGCAAAGTGCAGACGCTTGTGAGCTACCAAAATATTGCTCAGGCATCTGGCTTGGCCGCAAGTGCGTTTTTGGAAGGGTCAATCAATAGCGGGCTTCAAGCATTCGGTTACTACTCGGTGCGCAATTACAATCAACCGGTAGGTTGGGGCCAAGGTATTAAACAAACGTGGAGTCGCAGTAGCGAACCGCAACATACTTACGCTAAAAAACCAGAAGTGACAGTCATGCCGCCGATGGAAATTAATCGCCCTGCCGCTGTTACAGCACCTTTGGTACCAAGCAAGGCGACTGAAATGCAAATGGGCGCAGAATCGAATACTGCGTTAGGCCGTAACCCCTACTACGAAGGCCCGCCATGAGTTGTTTAGATGACAGTGGCTACAATGCCGGCGAAGCAACTCGCGCTGCTGCGGTAAAAAGCGGCGCGTTGATTCGTCAGATTGCTGCTGCGGCAATTGCCATTGACAATGCAACCCGGTTGATTGACAACTACAAAGACCAGCGTGATATCGCGCGGCGTAGTTTGGCTATCAGCAAGGCACAGCAAAATCAAATCGCTACGGTATTTTGGCCACGCGAAGAAGATTTTCTTGCGGAGTTTTCTACGCCGGAACCTTTGGAGTTGGTCGAAGATATGGGCCGTCGGTATGGCGGTCGTCTTGCGTCAAGTTTGGCAAAGCAATTTGCAGAAGCATTGAAAGATGCTCGCTGTGGTATGCGCCGTTATTGCGCTAGTGCCAATCGCAAAGTGCTGCAAGACCTAATGATGGCTCGTAGCTTGGCCGTAGCCAATGCGCGCGTACTCGGTCGTAATATTGCGTTTGCCGAATACCAAGCGCGCAACGACCAAAACTATAATCGTCGTCTGCAAGCAGTCAGTCTCGGTCGCGGTTTAATCAACGAAGCAATGTCGCTTTACGCTGCCGCAGGCGCAGGTCTGGCCGCAGTCGGCAGTGAGCTGAGTGGCAGCTTGAGCAGCGCCTTGCAATCGTTTGGTTACGCACGCCGCGATTACACAGCCTCGTCAACGCAAACCAATCGGCCTCAAGCTCTCGGCGACCGTGGACTCTATACTGGGCTGAGTGACCAGAACTACGGTAACTTGCGCACTGAGAATTCGTTCGGGTTTCAAAGCAGTCAATCCAGTATGCAAAATCTGGAAGCCAGCAACGTGATGACCCAAGTTCAAAATGTCAACCATGAGTCTTCTCGCTTCGGCGGTGAAACGGGTAAAGACATTGAACAGCTGTCGCGCGGCGATGTTGGTAACGATGATTTAGTTCGTACCGGGATTTATACTTTCCCAGTCGAAAGTTTATTCGGTGGCACTTGTACCGTTGATATGGACAAGTTCCCATTAATGTTTGCTGACAATTATACGAATGGCGATTACACCACGCCGTAAGTAGGAGAAATGTATGACCGGTATTGATTTCATGGCAGTTGCAACTGGACGCCAAAAAGCTCTTGATGATAATTGGCAAGACCGTTTACGTGCGGAGCAAAGCGCTGAATTTAATTACAACGCCGAAGGCCGTGCGCAACAAGGCGTCGTGCGTCAGCAAGCATTCGATAAAGGTCAGGCTGAGCAAGAAGCTGCATTCTTTCTCGCACCGATGACTGCGTTTCGCCAAAAAGCAGCGGACAGTGGAATTCCTGCCGACCAATTTTTGATTGACTACCGTCAGTCGATTATGAATGACCCGAACTTTCAATCGAAAGCACCGGAAGTGCAACGTGGTATCTTGGAACAGCTCGGCGTATCGGCAGCACTCGAAGCACAATCGCTTTTGGCGCAAGGCAATCCTGAATCGACGGCCAAAGGGCAAGCCTTACTGCGCACGTTCGGCGCAACTGGTCAAATCAATTCTGCTGATACTTCGTTTACCTCTGGCGATATTCCCGGCTTCTTGAAAGCACGTGGCGTTGATATCGGCACAGACGGCAGGGTCGATGTCGGCGGCGTGAAAATGAGTCCGTTGCAAGCTGCCGATGCATTGCGTACTCGCGGTCAAGGCGGCTTGTGGGCATACGCAGCTCAAATCCAAGCGCAAGACAAAACTAAAACAGAATTGCAAAAAACGCTCGACAAACAAAAGTTGGACGAATTCAATTCTCGCTACGCTTCGTTTGCTGCACCAAACTCAGGTTTGATTCGCGTCGGCAGCGATACATGGGCTTATGCAGAACGGCCAACGGTACCGGCGTTTCGCTTGAATCCGTTGGAAGGCCTTGTGCCTTTACAAGCGCCGCTTGGCGGCATGCCCCCTGCTGCATCGCCGGTAACAGGCGCTCCGGTTGCAGGCGCAATGCCGACTACGGGAGCAACGCCTGCTCAACAGCTGACAGCAACTCCCGGCCCGAATCTCAATGCACAAATCGTTCAAGCGTTGCCTTTGGCTTCGCCGGAAATCCGCAATGAATGGCAGGCGGTAGCGCCGGCCTTAAACGCAGCTCGCACTTTGTTGACTCAAAATGAACAATCTCTTGAGCGTTTGAAAACTGAGTTTCAAAGCGCTGTCGCTGCACAAGATAATGCAAAAGCCGCAGCACTTGCGCCTCAGATTCAACAAGTCACGGATGCTCAAGCTGAGTTGACTCGCCAGAAAACAGACTTGAATTCGCGTGCGCTCGATTTGCAAGAAAAGATTTTGTCACGTAAACCTGCGATTGATTTCAATAGCGAAATGGATGCAGGTAGCCGCCAACTTCTGAAAGCGCTTGAAAATCCTGAAACGGCCAAAGGCATTTTGGCCGAACGTCCTATCGACGCTGCGCGCATGCTTCAAGCGTTGTATGTCAAGCAACAGGAAGTTCAACTCAAACTGAAAAAACCCGGCATTGAACCGGGCAAAAAAGTGTTGCTTGAAGACTTTGCCCAAAAGTTAGACACTGCAATCTCAGCATTCGGATTGAAATAATATGCAAACCAACTATCAGGAATTAATCAAAAACCAAAACATCCGCACGTTTTTGGATTTGATTGCAGCTACCGAAGGTGTAAAGCATGGGTACAATACCGGCTTTGGTAATACTCAGCTTTCGTCTTTGGACGACCATCCTCGTCAAAGTAAAAATTTCAAGCAGACCGATGGCAAAAAGAATACAACGACTGCCGCAGGTCGCTATCAATTTTTGCAAGGTACATGGGATGAAGCAGCGAAAGCAGTTGGCGCTCAGGATTTCGGCCCTGCATCGCAGGATATGGCAGCGGTATATCTACTCAAACGCGCCGGGGCTTTGGACGACGTACTCAAAGGCAACTTCGATGCAGCAGTGAAAAAATCTGGCAGTACGTGGGCCAGTCTTCCAAGCAGCAAATACGCTCAACCTAAAAAATCAAAAGCCTTTGTTGATTCAACTTTGGCTCGCCTACGCAAAACTGGTGCAACGCCTGCGCCGACAGGAGTTATTCCAATGCCCGCTACTGCCCCTGCCGCTGCGCCTACACCTTTGACTCCGGCCCAGCAATTAATCGCTGACAACGCAGCGCCGCCTATTGCGGCCCCACCAGTCACTCCACCTGCACCCACAAGTGCATGGGCAGCGCAAGTAGCAGACATACAAGCTGCGGGCGAACCAGTGCCTACTGACACGTCCAGCAACACCGACCCTTGGGAAAACAGGCTGATGGCCGATGCTTTGACAACGGACATGGACACGGCCCGGGCTAAAGCGGTAAGCTCGTTCTTTGGCGATACCTACGTGCCGCAAGTTCAATTGCCGCCGTCGATTGACGAATCCATTAACCGCTACTTGGCGAAACTCGCATGACGGATTTATTTGAAAAATCGCTGTCTGAATTGAAGCTCCCTGCGTACGCCGCTGAGCTGAATAAAGCCTACGATGTACCGAAGCCACCGCCGTTGCCAAAACTGCCGTCTGTTACTTCCGACCGCACTCAATCCAGTGCGCTCAATACTGCTGTCGATTTAATTCTCAGCAAGCGTACGAAGGCCGCAGCCAAAGCAGGTATCGCGCCAGATATTTTAGTGGCATCGGTTCCTGCATTTAATGGCGGCGCTGACTTTGCCAATCTTTCGTACGAAGAGCAAAGCAAACGGTACAACGAATTTATGACGACGCAGTTGACTGCGTTGAAAGCTGCCAATCCTAAAGCAGACGACCTTGCGCTTGAAGACGCATTCAAATCAAAGAACCCACCACCGATTGACCCGACCGGCGGCAAGGGAGATTTTGCTCGCGGTCTTGCGCAATACATCCCACAAACAAAAGGCATGTTGCAAGGCGCTGCTGGTTTACTGTTGAAAAAAGTCGGCGCTGACGAAACTGGCGATGCACTGCTGAAAGATGCACAAACCTCTTCGGAAGAAGCGGGCAAACTATCTTTGAAAAACGATGCGTTTACCGAAGCCTTGAAGCCTAAAGGTTCGCTCATTGATTGGGCGCAATACACTGCGGGTAGTTTGACTGGTAACTTGATTGAATCGCTTGCGACCGCAGGTGTCGGTGCAGTAGTTGGCGGCGCTTCGACTGGTGGCGTCGGCGCATTGCCCGGTGGCGCTGCTGGCTTCGTTGCAAAGTCTCTGGTCAAGAAAACATTGCGTGAAGCAATCGAACTCGAATTGGAAGCCACTGTTAAAAGCCAAGTGGCAAAAGGTTTGACTCGCGAAGCGGCGTTGAAGATTGCGCAAAAACAAGCCGACAAGAAATTAGTGCAAGCAGCAAGTAAAGCTGCCGGCGCAACGACTGCCATGTTGACGGCATCAGGTACTCGCGGTGTCGGCGAAATCGTCCAACAAGCACAGCAAGCCGGATTGTCGCCTGAAGAAATTTCCACTTTTGATATCGCAACCGGTGCAGGCGTTTACGCATTGGCTGAAACTGTCAGTGACAAATTAATGCTCGGTTCCTTTATGAAACCCGGCACGCGCGAAGTTGTCGGACGCACGGCGATTGGCGCATTGGAAACTGCTATCCCAGAAGGCCTTACCGAAGTTGCTCAAGACTCGGCAGTAGGCTTAGCTGCGGGTACAGGTTTGCAAACGCCTGAGCAGGCGCTCAATGCGTTTGCTGCTGGTTTTGTCGGCGGCGGTACCGTCGGCGGCACAGGTGCGATTATTTCTGGCCAGAAAGCTCCGGCAAAGCCAACTCCGTCTCCAACCGACCAGCTGACATCGACCGAAGATACCGCGCCAGTGCGTCCTGCTGCCGGTACGCTGACTGACCTTGACGGTACAGGCACGATGGGCGTTTACCGTGCTGACGGCTCTCTGGCGTACGCAGAAGGCCAGACGCCGACGCCTGTTGCCGACGCGCTCATTGCCGCGTCGCAACCTGCTGTCGCGACTCCGGCTCAACCAGTTGCTCAGGCGGCACCTGCTGCGCCTATTCCCGGCACGACCAGCATGGTAGGCGGCTCCCAGATTATTCTCGGTACGGACGGCTTGTGGAATTATGCCGAAGGCGCTGAGCCAAACCCTGTTGCCAATTCCGAAATTGTCATGCGCAACGTCGGGATTCAAACAGCGCCAACTGAAAATACCAATGCACCTGCGGCTGACAATGCGCAGGTGACCACTCCTGAACCGCAAATTGAAATGCTAACGCGCGCTCCTGATGCGCCGACGTTACCTGCCGCAGTGGAAACTGCCAACGCCGATTTACGTCAAAACGTTGTGCCGTCTTTGGCCAGTCAACCCAATCGGTTTGTAGCTATCAGTTCAATTGCATCGGCACTGAACCAATTATCGCCTGCCGACCGCCAAGCCCTTAACCAACTTGCAGCTGAAACAACGCAACCTGTTTCTCCGCAGGAAAACCCATTGCTATTTGCCGTGCGCGAACTTGGATTGAATCGCCGCGTTGATGATGCATTGGAAGGCGAACAGTGGGCGCGTAACTTGCGTAATGAAGCTCCTATCTTTCAAACGCTGCAACGCATGGAAGAAACGCCGCAATTTGTCGGTACCACGAATGCTTATATTGCTGGTGCCATTCGCCAGTTGTATCGGTTATCAGGAACAGCGCTTCCGGGCGTGGCATTTATCCCCGCGCCGACGCAAGGGGAGCTTGGCTCGTATAACCCGAGTCGGCATCAGCTGACTTTCAACCCCACGACGACTGCGAATACTGTACTGCATGAAAATACCCATGCATTGACGACTCGCGGCTTACGTCAACTGGAACAAGCAACTGACCAGCGCTCACGTGACGTTATTGCTCTGCTCGATGCAATGCTCGCAAAACTGCGTGCCGCAGGTCAAACTCGCGGTACCGCAGACCGCCACGAAATGTTTGCTGAACTTGTACGCCCTGAATTTTTGGCGCTTGCCGCAAATACTTTGTTTGATTACAACGCTCTGTCGCCAGAAGCTAAACGCGGGTTCGATATTATCGGGGCCAACGCCAGCGCCAATGCAAGTCTGATTGAAATTATTTCAGATTTCATTGCCTACGTGTTGCGTACGATTGACCCTATCTCCCGTGTTGATAGTGCATCTGTATTGAACGTACTGACGCAAGCTGCGGCTACGTTGACATCAATGAACGGTACGGCTCCTGTATCGAGTACCGCGAATACACCGAATACTACGGCTCTCGGTTCACGGATTTATAACAGTGCTGCTCGTCAAGAAGTAATTCGACTCGCACGTACTTTGTGGGTGGAAAGGGCAATAGATACAAGCAGGACTCAAAGTGACCGTCAAGCACGTGACTTTTTCAGCTTAATTGAAGAATTTAACTCAGATTCTATTACTGCCAGCGATGCTACTGCAATTCGTAGGTATAACGATGGCTTATTTAATTTTTCTGAATTATTAGCTTATTTTACGGGGGTGCCTGAACGTACCAATACTGCGGTTGACACTAACCCTATTACTGCTGCGGAAGCTCAACGTATTAGTCCTGCTGGATTGCCAGAAGGAAGTCAGGTGCGGCCCCCAAATGCAGACCAAGGCATGAATGTTTGGAGTGTAGTGCTTCCAACTATCGTTCGTGGACGTAACTTAGTGTACGGCCCAACTCAAGAACAGGCTGTCGCTAATGCAATAGCGTGGGTGCAAGGACAATCACCTGATTCAAATATCAACGTCCGTTCACCGCGCGCCGCCACTCCTACTGGTTGGGGCCGTGCAGAAACGGCAACGCCGCAAATTCCACAATTGCCTGCCGAATTGCGTGGCGCAAGTCCGCGTGCTGGCAATGCTATTTTGAATTTTGCATCGGATATCGACCTTGCGTTTCTGATTGTGCTGCGCAACACATCACGCCGTCGTGCCGATTATCGTGCATGGTTGAATCAGCTTGGTTATACCGATTCGATGATTGAAAGTGCGCGCAATACTTTCAACCGTCGGCTTCGGATGAATACCCAAGGGCGTTCTGGCAACGTCAGCATTCCACAAATTATTCGCAATGTTCGCAATGGCGCAAATCCTGCGCCAACGCAACGCGCCAATACAGTTGCGCCGACGCAATACTCGCCAGAAATTTTTAATTCGCTGCGCAACTTTGCATTGGCACGCGGCGCTCAAGGTATTTTCCGTGGCGTGCCGCCGTCAGGTGCGCTTGGCCAGTTGGTTCCTATCACTGCGAATGCTACCGAACGCATCGGCCATTTTTGGCAAGCCATGCGTGACGGGATTGCAGCGCTCAATAATAACCCTCGTTTTGCAGGCCAATTCAGGATTACTCCTGACAACACAATTACCTTCAATAACCGCCGCATCGGCCTCGGTTTAGCAGGTACGGTAAGTGGCGTGCCTACGTTTGCTGCTGAGACGACAAGTTTCGATACAGGCTCTAGTGCCGGCGGCGCATTTTACGACGTACTAAATGGTGCTATCGTTTCTTCGCGCTCGAAAATTTACAACGGTAGCTTGACGAACGTAAACACGATTCGGCTTCCAATCAACCGTCTGCGCGCCATGTTGAAATGGGGCGCACTGACCAATAACTTCATCGGTGCGGTAGAAGGCTTGGCGCCTAATGGAACTGATGCTCCTACCGTTACCGGGAAGTTTATCAATCTGCTGAAAAAAGTAGCCGAGAAAGCTCAGGCTAATTTGCAGCCTGCTGTCGGCACTGGACGCATTCTTTACAACCCTGAAACTAATCGCATTGAAGTAGGCGACCAGTCGTACACGTTTGCGGAATTGAAACCATTGACGCAAGTGAATTCGCGTTCTGACCAAGCTCAAGCGTCGGCATCGACGCCAGATACGATTGCGCTGACTGGATTAGCCAACGCGCTTCAAGATGCTGGTTCGCCAGAAGCGCAACAGCGCGTGCTGGATGCGGCGTTTGGTGGTGGCGATAACTCACTGTTCGGCACTGTATTCTCGTTGCCTGACGACAACGAATCGTTGGCCGACTTGGTGTTTTCAAAAGCCGACCAAGAAGTGCAAGCGGCAGATAACATCGTGCCGTCTGACGTCATTCCGAATCAGCGCATCAACTACACCCAACTGCAAGAAAGTATTGCCAACGGCGAACAGGCAGCGCCAGTATCGCCGTCGTCTGAAATGCGTCAAGCAGCGCGTCGTGGCGATTGGCAAGGCGTGCGGCATGCGCTTTCTGGCGCTGGCAAGTGGCTCAACCAAAAGTTGCACGACCATCTGGTACCGATGGTCGATTGGATTAATGACCTGCCTGTACCAGACGCATTAAAAGCCTCTATCAACGCTGCGCTTTATCGCGCTCCCGGCGTACGTGATTTCTTGCTCAACGATGCAATGGCGAACTACGGCGGGCAAGACTTGAATAAGTTGCTGGCCGATTTCTCGACCAAGTATGGCATCACTGCTGAGACTGCGGCACGTGACGCCGGTTACTGGGCGACTGCTACTCGCGCACCGGAAGGTAACGCTATCCTTCTGCAACGCGATTCCGATGCCATTGTCGAAGCTCAGCGCAAGCTGGCCGACGGTACTGGCTCGCAAGCCGAAGTCAATGCAGCGGTGGCTCAATTTGTTGCCCGCCATGCCGCTATCAATAATGCACAGACGAAAGTGAAAGTGCATGGCGGCGACGGCGTTGCCGGGTTCAATAACGCTCAAGCACGTTTGCTGTTGAACACTCTCGAAGCAAAATATTCCAAAGAGGATATGAAAGCGATTGCTGACAAATTGCAGTTGCTCAATGCATGGCGCTTGGCTACCGATATTGAAACCGGTAAAACATCGCCTGCGACCGCAGCTGCATTTTTGCGTCAGCCTGAGCTATTGCCATTGCTGAAAGAGCTGCGCGATATGGGAGCGACGGCAACAGCTACCGAAGCAGACCAAACAGCAGCGCTCGAAGCAAAACGCAAAGAAGTGATTAATGCTGTCAAGTCGAACTACGTGCCGTTGTCAGGTAATCCAAACCAAGCGCAAGCGGACAACATTTTTTATTCAGGCGGTCGTCAACCAAACGTATCCCGCGATTATCGTATGGGCGGTCGTACTACGTCGATTCCAGATGACGCAGTATCGGCTACCTTGGCCGCTGTGATTAAGACAGCGAGCTACGGTGGCTGGCGCGACTTCCAAGACGGCATCGCTGATGCTTACGCGGCAATGACACCTGACCAACGCGAACAGGCGGGCGTTTACCGTACCTCGGTAACTGACCGTAGCCCGATTCCAGCGGGGTCGATTGTGCGTCGTCGCAATGGACAGACGGCGGCATACCACTTGCGCGATGAAAAACTGCTTGAGTCCGTTCGCGGCTCGAACTTTGAAGACAACGGAAACATGTTCTTGTCTGGCATGGGCAAATTCACCAAGTTGTATTCCTACTTGGCGACGCAAATTGCGCCGTGGTTCGCGCCGAAAAACTTTATCCGCGATTTCTGGGATAGGAGCGAATTAATTCGCACCCGGAAATATCTCGACGCCAATGGCGTTGAAGTCGATTCCACGAAGATTGCACGCCATATGCTGTCGTACATGGGTAATCCGGCAAAGTTGGCAACGCTGATGAAAGCGACGCAGAAAAATGCCTTCGGCATCGACGGCAGCAAATCGCTCGAATCACGGTATCTGGATGAAATGCTTCGCTTAGGCGGCGGCAGTATTTTCGGTGACCGCTTCACTGCCAATCGCGCCGATTTGATTGAAGCCATCTTGACTGAAAAGAACGGCTTCAAGCAAGTCGCCAAACTGAAAGAATACGTGGCGAAATACAACCGCATGTTCGACCTTGGCCCTTCGCTCGCTGCCTACATTGCATTGCGCGAAAACGGAGTACCTGCTGCACGTGCTGCCGGCGGTGCGCTCGACCTGATGAACTTCCGCAAGCGTGGTGAAAACTCGGCCATCCTGAGCGCGTTCTACGCCTTCGCACAACCGGCTATCACCAGCGGCGTGAATACCTTCTCATCATTGGGTACCCGGCGCGGTCAGATTCGCTTGGCGGCGTACACCGTCGGCCTGATGGGCTTGCAAGCATTCTTGCGTGGTCTGGCCGATGATGACGAAGGCGGTAACAAGCTCGACCAGCAAAGCGATTTCTTGCAGAACACGCACATCCTTGTGCCGTTCGGCAATGGCATTATCAAAATTCCATTGGCGTTCGGTCTGGTGCGTATTGCAAATAGTATGGCGCGTGCGTCTATCGGTGTCGGCACTGACAACTTGACGTTGAAAGAAGCTGGCGGCGATTTAGTATCGGGCGGCATCGTACCGGTTATCTCGCCAATTGAAGACGTGAATATTCCTTGGGATACGCACCCTGTTCAAGCGTTCGGAATGACGTTTGCGCCGACATGGATTAAACCGCTGTTGGCCGTCGGTTTCAATCAAACGCCGTGGGGTACCGCCATCACCAACGATAAGTACGAAGACACTCAGCAATATAAATCTGAGCAGTTCGGTAAAGGCGTGTCGCCGACTTACAAAGAAATTGCTGTCTTCTTGCGCGAAAACATGGGCGTCGATATGTCGCCAGAAGACGTGAAATATTTAATCAAAGGCTATCCGCTTGGCCCCGGCACCATGTTAGTCAACGGCTTTGTTGAAAACCCGTACAAGGAAAGCAAAGGTCGCGCCGTTGAAAACCCTGCGCTGCAACAAGTGTATGCAGGCTATTCGGAAGCGGCTATCTACTTCCAGTTCAAAGATGCATTAACCAAGACCGATGCATTGCTGAAAGAAGCCAATGTCGGTAACTCGGATTTTACCCCTGAGCAGCGTGCCATGTTGGATTGGCGCAAGCGCTGGGATAAAACCGATGACGCATTGAACGCAGCAAAAGCCAAAGTCACCAAAGATAAAACTCTTTCCGAGCAAGGCAAAACTGCTCGCAAGGATGCAATTCAACGCACGCGCGAACAAGCTACTGCGCTTGCGTTGTTTCAATACCGGACGGCCATTGGCCTACCGGCCACTCGCACAGAAGCATGGAGTCCAAAATGAAAAAGATGAAAGGTAAAATGCCTTGGATGGAAAAAGGTATGACGATGAAAACGACCAAGAAGAAAACGGTCAAGAAGAAAAAGTAGGATGCCTTAACGTAGCGAACACTGCGTCTTGCACAGTGGCCTTACTGGTTAGCCGGTCGGCCACTACCCTATCAAACGTACCTGTCGCAAGCAGGCGATAAATATTAACAATGCGTTTGAATCCCGCTTGAACTTGTCGCACCGGCCCGATACGTTCAATCAATTGCTGGTAGAGTTCCATATCCCAGCCTACGGAATAGAATGCGGCATCGCATCCACCGTACTGCAAATTCAACCCATGCCCGCACGACGCCGGATGCACTACCAGCATGGGAATTTTGCCGGCGTTCCAGCGGTCTTCTACTTCTTGCTGTTTTGCTCCACTCGGTAGCAGTTCGGCATGCTTGAACCTTTTGAGAATTGCTTCGCGGTCAGGCGTGAACGCATAGGCGACGAGCAGGGGCGCACCATTGAGATTTTCAACCAACGATTCCAAAGCATCCAGCTTTTCATCGTGAATCCAATGTGCGACCGCCTGCTCGTCAAAGATATGCCCGCTGGCGTACTGTAAACATTTGTTGGTAATGACACCGGCATTTACTGCGGTAATCGTTGTTTCTTCTGACAGCTTGAGTACCGCTTCGCGATGTAGCTTGCGATAATTTTTCATAATTGCTTCTGGCAATTCGATTTCAATATCGACTTCGCGAGGTTTTTCGCAATCAAAATAATCGTAGGCATTGACGCTGATAGTTACAGGCGCAATACGCGAAGTGATTTCGCCCTGCGCATGTGCGTGAGGCTCGAAGATAGCTTGCTCAGCGCTTGTACCGATACGTTGGTAAAACCAACGCCCGACAAAATCAGAATATGATTTACCGAGTGACTTTCCGAAGTCGATAGGAAATTGCTGGCCCCACAAATCTTTCAGACCATTCGGCGCTGGAGTACCGGTAAGATTTACCCAACGTTCTGTTTTAGGCGCGTAGCACATCAATGTCGCTGCATTCTTTGAGCCTGCTTTCCTGAAAAATAATTTCCCAGTCTTAGACCGTTGAAAACTGCAACGCTGACCTTTAATGCGCGTGCTTTCATCGGCGACAACCGTTTTGAATGGCCATGTTTTATTGAGTGCGGCTTCGAGCCATGTGAGTAGTCCATAGTGCGTCGTGTAAATATCAGCTGGGCGCTTGAGCGCTTCCATGCGTTCGACAGCAGTACCGATAACACGACTGACGCGAAGCCCTTTGAGTTGCGCCCACTTCTCGACTTCGCGATGCCACACGCTGTTGGCCACGCGCAGTGGGCCAAGGACAAGCACTGGCCACACATTGTCGGTAAGCGACAACGCATCAAGGGCCATCAATGTCGAAACCGTCTTTCCCATACCCGGCGACGCAAACACGTTACACCGTGCATGCGACTGAATATGGTTAATGATTACGCCTTGGTAATCATGCGGCTTAAACTCATTCGACAATGGGAAATTCCTCGATAATTTTTGGGTCGATACAGTGGTGCATTTCAACGCCGTCAAACAAGCGCCACTTGGTATTAGTGACGCGCACCCAGCGAAGTAGTTTCTTACAGTGGCGACAGTGTGCAAAGCCGGGAACGTTGGCATCATCCATCGCCAACTCGTATTCCTCTGCATCCATCATATCTTCTGCCATGTCGGCAAACTCGCCCATCATTGGAAATTCAACTCTGGAAATTGGTCGGTCAAATCATCGTCTTGACAACGATGCGGTTCGTCGGTATCAACTTCGTACAGCACGCCGTCGAGCCAGTAGCAATCTTCCTGACAGTCGCGGCATTCAACTTCTTTTCTTCCGGGCATATCAGTTTCTCCTGAACGCTTCGACGGTTAATCCGATGCTGTACCCTATCGTGCCGACGAGAATTACAGTTCCGGCCCAAATCCAAAAACTACTGAAAATAAAACGCAGAACTTCCATCATAATTTCTTCTCCATGATAGCGCGGTCGAAACTGGTTATTAAATTCTGAGCAATGTGCTGAATGGTGTAGGCTTCAAATTCACTGCTTGGTTCTTTTTCCCCAATGCTCAAGCAATACTTCTGCCAAATATGCACTGATTCGTGAATTAGCAAGCCGTAGATATGACCTCGCGGAGTGCCTTTGGTACCGTCTATGCAGACGATACAGCAAACTTGCCCGTTTTTATCATGCAGCGTATGCATTGTGCCGTTGCTGCCGGGAGTTACCCAGTGAGCCGAATATTTTTCGCCCAACCGTTTCAATGTATTGAGGAAAGCCGCTTCGCTCAAACACAAACCATAGAACGGTAAAGGTGCAGCTGCCGACCGGTCACACCATTCAATAATTTCTTTTGCCATTTAATCTCTCCAAATTGCTTTGCGCATGCGGTTTGTGATTCCGTTTTCCAGCATCAAGTTACAACCGTAATCATGGCACACTGGCCTGCCATGCAATATACCCCAATTGGATAATTTCAAATCAGTGAAATACGCAGGCACGTACTTCGGTAAGCGGGCGCGCGTTATAGGCTTCGTACGCATCTGAACCAGCACTTTACCGTTCGGGGAAATTTCCATGCAGGGTGCGAACCATTTTTTATGTGCGGTAAAACGCACAGCTTCCCACACGTTCCACTCGGTCACGTTATTGAAAGTCGAACCCGGTTCAATTTTTACTACATGCTTATTGCAAGGTTCCCACGGATATACGCAACGGTATATGCCTTCGCCAATCATAGGTTCGTTGATTAAAAACGACAGAATCTCGCGACTTATATCTGTTTTGAAATGAGCATTGTGTAACGCATCAATAGTCATAGTAATCCAAACTCCTTGAATATTGCATCGACGCCTTCTTTGCTATCAGTCCAGCGAACGTTAAAGCCTTTTGCCGATAGCGCTGCTATTTCTTCGACTTGCTGTGGCTCGGGTTTTTCTCCCGGTTTTTTAAGTTCGATGATAATCAGCAAAGCGTTATCGAAAAAATTCCAACGGTCAGGCGACCCTTTGCGACCTTGATACACGACTTTGCGAGTGAAGCCGCCTAACTGCTTCACCCGCTTAATCAAATGAGATTCAATTGCCGACTCTTTCATTTCTGACCCAGATATTTCTTCGCTGCAACAGCGATAGTAGCCGGGTCAAAGTCAGACCATGTGACTTCAAATCCGGCCAGATAGGCTTTGCCATCTTGCAACTGAATATGTTGGCTAATTTCCGGGTGCGCTTTGAATCCGCTGCCGAGTCCAAGACCGGTATTTTCGCGAGTGGCTGTCGGGTCGATTTCTTGGCGCAGGTCGAACAGGCTTTCGATAGTGAATAGTAGTTTGGCAATCATTAGTCAGCTTTCCTATAACGGTAGGTTTCAAAACCGTCGGCAGTCAGCGGCAAGCCGACAGCCCACGGACGCGGAGCAGTCATCATACCGACCATGCTATCGACGGTAAAATCGTCGGAGTCGGGGGTTTCAGTAATCACTTCATCGTGAATCGATAGTACAGGCAGATACTCGGCTTCTTCCAAGTCCACCAATCCGTCGCGCAGGATGTCGCTGGCGAAGGCCTGCGTCGTCAAGCCTGCCAACTTACCGCCGTGGGTCATTACGCGGCCCCACTTGCGCGTGTAGCGATTCAGGCCTTTGTACGACATCGAGTTGCCGTCCACTTTGGGTTGCAGGAAGACCAAACACCGGCCAGACGGCAGGCGCATCCGCATCCACTGGCCGTCGCGCCGGAAGATAACAGGGCCAGCATGGAAGCTCTTTTTATCGTAGGTCGCTGCCATCTTGAAACCGTGCGCCAAATCATTCCACAATTCGACGGTAACGGGGCGTGCAGCCCGCCATTTCTGCTTGACGTACTCGAACGCCGCGTACATTTCTTCGCTCAACCCAGCGTGATAGCCTTGCTTCTTGGCCCATGCATACTTGCTGGCACACTCATTCAAGTGAGCGCGGTCGCCATGCACCCAGACCTTTGCCGCGAGGTCGGGCAAATCCAGATGGTAGGTCATGGCAAACGTCAAGAATGCCGCCACGCCGCCACCGTAACCGAAGGCCAGCTCGATAGGCTTACCGATAGTCCGTTGGGCCTTGGTGACCGTTTCAGGGTTGCCACCGAATACCGAGGCGTAGGCCAGCATGTAGGCATCGTATTCCAGCACGCCGCTGTCAACGTCACGGTAGAAGTCCAAAATGTACTCTTCCCCGGCCAGCCATGCCAGACCGCGGCCTTCGATGGATGAAAGGTCGGCGACAATCAGTTTCTTGCCCTTGGGGGCCACGATGGAGCCACGAACGCAGTTGCCCAGTACCTCGGCCAGATTGTCGTACACCAACGGCGCAGCGCCGGTCTTGATGTCTGAAATCGCCTCTTCAATGATGTGAGGCTTCATGGTCGGACGCATCAGATTTTGAGGCTGAAATACCCGGCCAGAATAGCGACCGGTTGTGGCCGCACCGCAGAATTGCAACGCGCCATGCAACCGGTCATCGGACGCAGTATTTTTAATCAGTGCAGTGTACTTGGCCGACGAGTTACGGCTTGATGCAATACGCACTGCGAGCAGTTCACGAAGTTCACGTGGTAAGGACTCATCTTCCACGCGGCGCTGCAATGTATCTGCACGCATGTCGGGCAAGGTCACACCCCAATATTTCAGAACATAACGTAACAATTCGTCGCGCTGAGTGGCAGCTGCGACTTCACCGTTGGTTTGGTCAAAGGTTTTTTCATTGAGATTTTTCTTTTCTTCGGAAGCCGCTTTAACCGCAGCATGTGCCAATTCCAAATCGACAGCAAAACCACGGTCATTAATTTTTTGGTCAAGCACCCACATTTTGTGTTCGTTGCTTGGCTTTTCAGGAAAGTTCAAGCCGGGGTAATTCCACTTCGGCATCATGCGATGCAGTTCGCGCATCGACGTAATATCGCTGATACCGTACAAGCGAAACTGCTCCCATTTTTCAGGGTGCGTCGCTTCGGTATTGCGCTTGCCGCCATTAGGCTTGCAGAAAAAATGAATCAGCGAACGGCCTTCTTTCATCTTAGCCAGCGATTCATCAAGACCGAATACCGTACAAAGCGTGTCGAGGCCACCGGGCAAGCCGTGAGATAACGCCTGTACCATCGTGTCAATAATACGCTCAGGCGAAACGTCAGCGCCGGGAAACAGCTCTGCCATATAGATTACGGTACGGTCGAAAAAAGAATTATGGATGACGATAGGCATGTCGCTTAAATAAATAGCGTCGCTCAAATCGTCAGGCATAGCTTCGCCGCGAGTCAAATCCCAAATCAACACAGGGTCATCGCCAATAGCGTACTGGCACATCATCACTTCGGCATCGGCACTATAATTATAAGTTCCGTCTTTGATTGGAGTTTCTGAATACGTCTCCAAATCTAAATACAACTTGCTCATAGCGTTCCTGCCGAATGCATATCGCGTTTTGCGTCAACGTAGGCTAGATGCGCCAGTTCTGGAGTAGTATAAGTTCCAAGCATTTTTTGCTTGCCGTCGATGCCAATCTTTGCCCTGAATGAATTGCCGCGAGGCACAACACCTTGAAACCCTGTAACTGAATTTTTGTGAGCTTTTCTTTTATTTTGTAAGTTTTCAGCACAAGTAAGGTGCCGCAGATTCTTAATGCGATTATTACTTCTTACAGTGTCGCGATGGTCGATAACATTAATAGGCATAACACCGTGAATATAGAGCCATGCGAGGCGATGAGCATAATACTTCACGCCATCAACATTTATTTGCACGTAGCCTAGTTTTTTATTGACACTTCCAGCAGCTTCGCCGATAGCCGTTGAGTTTGCTGTTTTTACCCGGCGAATAAAAATGCCCGTACGAGAGTTGTATTTGAACAGCTCTTTCAAACGTGCTTGAGTTAATTCTTGTTTAGGCATCTGCGCAGTCTCCAAAGGAAAAACACCCGGGGCAAATCGCCCCGGGTGGCTTTATTCCATTAAGCAAACTCAGGGTCGATATCAACGATACCGTCAGCCCCTTCAACCACTTCAAACTCATCAGTGGTTGCTTCTGCGCCGCCGGAGAAGTTGTCGCCATCACCTGCGAATTGCACAACGAGAATGGTGGCGTTGATACGCTTACCGTACTGGTTGTCTTGCGCCCAGAAGTCCACGCTGACATTGACGTAGCAGCCCGGGTAAAAAGCCCCGGTATCGCGTGGAAGTTCAGTTTTATTACCTGCCAGCAACTTTGGTGGTGCGGTCGCTTTTGAACGGCACGACAACGACCAGTTGCCTTCAAAGCCTTGATAATCTTTTTTCAGGTCGCCGTCACGCAGCGCCGTTTTCAGATTTTTCATAAGGCCTGCAACAGCGGCCTCGGCTTTAGCTTCGCCCCATTCCTTCGAGGCAGCTGCGTGCATTGCAGCTTTACAGGCGTCGCAGTTGGCGCCGGTTTTATCGAACAGCAACGTTGCCGAATATTGCGCTTTGCCTTCGCCTTGGAACTGCTCAGGTTTATTCAATACAGGGAACGCCAAACGGACACGCTTTAACAATACTTTGGTACTCATAATTGCAATACTCCAATACTAATGTTTTCACATTACTTCGAGGAAACCGCCCCGCCGGATTGCCAACTTATTGTTGGCTAATTTTGTTTAAGCAGGCAACCAGTTTATCAGTTGCCTCACTAATAGCAACAGCCTGAATCTGTGCAGCATAAAGATTTCCTACCGCATTGATATGTGCAGCACGTGATTCAGGAGAATCATTTGTGCGATAGCATTTTCCTATTTCTTCGATTTCACGTAACCCTTTATTAACTAAAGAATTAAATTTCATACCATCGCCTCGTCTTCGTTTTCAAAACCTTCGAGACTTGGCGTATCAACCCACAACTGGCGCGGGTCAGTATCTACGGTAATCGTAGGACGTGCAGGGTTACGAACGCACAGCGAATCGACAATCGGTTTAAGTTTCTTGCCGAGGGTCTTTTCAATTTGCGACGGCGATTTCAACGTTGCCGGTTCGTACACTTTTTCTGGTGGATAGTTTTGGAATGCAGTTTCCGCAGCAGCAACGTCAGCCCATTTGCGATTGCCTTCGCGGCCAAGCACCAATTTCAACCCCGGCAGCTTATCGCCACGCGTCAAGCGTTTGAAGGTTTCATGCTCAATGGCTTTCACCCAAAGCTCTGCCAACGGTACCTTGCTATGCAGTTCGGCCAAACGTTCAGCGCTCATTTCTTCAAGCGTATTGAGAATATCAAACTCGCTTGTATCGTGATGCACTTCGATAATACCGTTCAGCAGTTTAGGGCAGAACGACGCAGCAGGACACCACTGGCATTGCGTTTCGCCAGCGACCAAATATTTATCTGTCCACTTAACATCGTCAGGATTGGTGTAGAGCAAATCTGCTTCTTGCACCAACTGCGCGGCTTGACGCAGTTCAAAGACTGCATCGGCCAACTCTTTCATCGACATTTCAAACGGCGAAGGTGTCGAGCTGACGCGAGGTTGCATAATATGCAGCACTACTTTATCAACTACTTCACCGACGGATTGAAGTGCATACACTACGCCAGCAGCATAAAGTGTCATCTGCTTGTTGTTACGCGCATCGACATATTTGCGACCGAATTTGGCGTCGATAATATGTACGGTCTGTTGGTCTAAGACAATGGCATCGGTTGTACCAAAACCTTCTTCATCAGGTACAGCCAATACCTCGGCATAATTGACACGCTGCTCAGACAAACGAGTGCCGGGGATTGAGCGAACATAATCCACGTACTCTTGAACAGCGTTGGCCAATTCATCAGTGATTTCAATTCCTAGCACTTCGGTTCCAACGTATTGAACCGGGTCGGTGCCGTCAATTAAACAACGGTCGCCCAGTTCATGCCCCGCAGTGCCTTCCCGCGCCGCGTCGGACTCGTTATTAGCGAGTCCGCGCGACATCGGGATAGAACCCGGACAGTTGGCCCAACGCTCGGAAGCACTGGCACTAAAAATTGAATGGCTCACTTTGTAGCTGCCACTACTTTTGCGTACAGCTCAGGCCATTTGTCAGCTGGCACTTCTTTGGCATTTTTCACGCCGTATTCGCCAATCAACGCAACGGCTTTTTCTTTGCCGTCTTTGCCTTTGCCTGCCAGCGTCAGGATGGCAGCTTTCAGCGTATCGTAATCGAAAGGCTTGGGTTCATCGCCCACCAAATCGGCGGCAGAAGTTTCTTCGGTCGTCGCAGTCGGCTCGCCGCTGAATTCATCAACCGCAGCCGTAGTGGTTTCAGTGGTCTTTGTTTCGGTAACGACAGTTGTGGCCGTGCCTTCGATGACAGGCTTGGTATCAACTTTGACTTTTTCTTTTGGCGGTTTGCCAGCAGGCACTTTCGCTGCCACTACATCAGCAGAGGCGCCAGCAGTTTGATTTTCAAGTGCAGCAGCGTGGCGTTCGATAGCAGCTGCCAGACGGTCTAACGATTGTTCGAGTGACATAGGGATTCTCCTTTGGTTAATGTAAACGAGCGTTTTGCGACGCTATATCAAGAGCTGCAAGCATTTTATTCATTGCAGGCTCAATAACTTCGGTAGTGCCATAAAGTTTAGCTACGCTTTCTCCCAGCGCCGCCAAAGTTTCTGATAGCTCCTTTGGAGTCGGAGCCGAACCTTCTTTAATGACAATAATAAAACGGGCGTTATGTTCGCTTGTCAAAACAAAAAGAGCTAATTTATCAGCAAGCTCGTTCAACCCGCTTTCACAATGAGGCGGTAGGGATAAGGCTTTAAGCTGAACGTTAGTGCATGCAGCTTCAAAAGTTGAATTTTCTAACATATTTAATCTCCGATGTGTCTTTATAACCCATTAAATTCCATTATGCAAGTAGGCTGTGCCATTTTCCTGCTTCATCTTCTTCCCAAGCCAGATACGCCATAACCCGGCGCAAACGCTCTTGGTGTTTACGGGATGCAAACGGCGTCGGAACACCGCATGCACCTTGTAGCAATTGGCTCGTCGTCCAGCCCTCGGCCCATTTTTGTTCGGCCAGCCAATCGGTAACTGGGTCAACCCACACGTCACGAACAGTAGCAGCGTGCTGAGAATCGACCGCCAGTGTTTCCACGTCTTGCCAGACCACGCCGTTCGCTGCATGCAGCACTGCGGCCTCGGCCCATAATTGCTCCCGGTTCGTCTGCACATACACGGTATCAATCACCGATTCAATGAACAGCGGGAGCCAACGTCGTGCGCCAGTAGGGTCATTCAAGAACCTGCGGTTATTGGTCGTGCCAATCAGCAAGTAGCGACGTGGCAAGGTGACACTGACTTCTTTGTACTTTGGAATCCAATCGTCTTTACGGCGTGAAACCCAGTCCTTGATACCGTCAGCATCGCGGCTTTCAAGTCCGCGCATTTCGCCCCACTCAGCGACCATCTTGCCTTTGAGCATTCGCGATAAATCAGCATCGCGGTCGGCGAGCGATACCGTGACAAACTCATCAGCCGTAGGAGCGATTAATTCGACCAACGTTGACTTGCGTTTGCCTTGCTTGCCTACCAGCACTGGTACCATGTCTGCTTTGCAGCCCGGGTCGTTTATGCGGCCTGCGAGAGCAGTCCACATGTAAAGGCCGACGGCGCGATGATAAGGAGTATCGGCCAACTTGAGCGCGTCCATGTGGAAAGTTTCCACGCGGGGTACGCCATCCCAGACTTGCGCTTTCAACCACTCTTGCGCTGTATCGACTTGCTTTTCAACAGCGACAAAACGAATAGCATCGTTGGCGACTTTTTCACTGATAAAATTGTCCATGCCAACTTTTGCCATCTGCAAGCGCAAAGTTAGATAGGTATCGTTCGTGAGTATCTGCCACTTGCCACCGCCACGACGCCATACGATTTCGTCTTTGAAGCTGTCGTAGCAAACTTCAAAGCCATACCCTTCTTTCCAACCGACCATTGCTACTGCGTTGGCAAGGGTAGCTTCAATAACGCCTGTCTTTCCTTTGTAGGTAAAGTGCGGGCGTGTAAATTC